GTTTAAAATATGATAAAATTCTATGTGTTTCTTTTATCTCATTATAAAAATAATGTCCAAAACACCAATCATTATTCATATTTAATGCTCTAAATTTAATTTCTCTTTGTTTCATAATTTTTAGTTGTTAAATTTCTTGTTCATATTTTTTTCGATAGAATAAATAATTCAGGATTTTTATAAATATTTCCGATAATTTCAATTATTTCATCGCTTGAAATATGAAACAATTTACCAGAATTTTTTTTGTCGTATTTATCTTCAAAATCATTTTTTCTACCAATACATTTTCCTCTAAATCCACAATGTTCATCACTCCATACAACTACATAAATATAATTATATCTTTTGTAAATATCTTTTTCGTAAATATCGACTCTGTTTTTGTCTTTGAGTCCTATAAATTGCATCAGTTCAAAATTTTCTGAATACATATCAGGTTTTAGTCGAAATAACAAAGTGCCAAACCCTTTGCCATTGTGCATATTCCAAGTAAAATGCATCTTTTTCTTAATATTATCCCACGTTCTAAATTTAATTTTTCTTTGTTTCCTCATTCTGTTCTTTTAACCACATTTTGAATACTCTCCACAAGATAGACATTTTTCACAACCCTCTATAACAACAAGAACTGCACCACAATTAGGACATTTGTTTTTACTCTTAGTCCCATTTGCTACATATCTCTTAAGGATTCTAACAACCCCTTTCTTCCAAGTATTAAGGTATGTGTCATCAAGATTTAACCCCTCAATTAAATTAACCACATATGGCATAGGCATTCTATGCCTCATAAGCCCAGATATTAATTTTGCATAATTCCAAAATTCTGGACTAAAAGAACGAGATAATTTTGGCATAACCACATCTTCCCCATCTTTATCTTTATATATAAAATCATAAACCGAACCTGTATCTGTTTTTCTTTTTACAACTCTTCCATGATCTACATAAGGAGGAATATAAAATGCTTCATGTTTTCCAGTAAATAACTCATATGGTCTTTCTTTTCCATCATCATATTCCATTTTTCCAATAACGGCAATCCATTTTTCAAAATTATTTTGAAAAGAAATAACATCCGCATTTAAATTTTTAGGCCTTCTCACTGCTTGACTATCTCCTAACATATCCTTAATTTCTTTCTCTTGTTTTTTCTGAGAAATTAATACACCATCTCTACTACCCTCTCTGTACACTGTTAACCCTTTACACCCAGATTTCCATCCAGTTTCATATACTTTAGCTACAAGTTCTTCTGTTGCCTCATTTGGCAAATTTATCGTTGAGCTAATAGAATGATCTATATGTTTTTGAATTTGCCCCTGCATTTCAACTTTTTCAACCCAGTCAACATCATTAGAAGTTGCTTTATGATAAGGTGATTTTTCAACAACTTTTTGAAGTTCTTCTTCTGACATATTTTTCACTTCATCAATATTATAACCATTAACCTGCAAAAATGTTTCAAATTTATGATGAAAAACTGTATACTCTTGCCATGAATCACCTTGTTTATCCACAAAATCAACTTTTGTGTTTTTTTCTTGAGGATTCACCTTTCTCCTTCTTTTATAAACTGGTAAAAATACAGGTTCAATTCCAGATGTTGTTTGCGTTAAAATGCTTGAAGTATTATGTGATACAATACCATTATCCAACAAATAATAACCTACATTTTCAACTTCAATATCCATTGTGTTTTGGACAATATTTTCTTTTGAGATTATCTCTAATAATTTAAAATTAATCCCTTTTAAATCAATTATTTCTTCCGTCATATTTTTTAATTTTTTTTAAAATTTTATTAATTACTTTTTTTGGATTGTTAACAAAATCATATTCCCAAACAATCATAAATTCTGTATTAAATTTTTGTTTAACAATTTTAATTCTCCTTTTATCTTTTTTTCTAACATCATTAAATTTTTTATCTTTATATTTTTCTACAGATGGGTTTTTATGCCAAAAATCACCATAAAATTCTATTGCTAAATTAATATCTTTAATATAAAAATCTGGTTTTGCTATTTTAAATTCATCAGAGTGTATATAAAAAAAATATTCATTTTCACCATAGTATATTTTATCAAACTTATCTTTTATTTTTAAATGTATTATATCAAATAACTTAATTGAAATTTTTGAGAAACTCATTTTTGAACCTTCTGCTTTTTTTCTTAAAATTTCATAATATCCTTCTTCTCCATGTTTTTTTATCATTTCTTCTTCTGTGTTCGCGAACTTAATTTTTTCTATCCATTTTTGATACTTTTCTGGTCCATGAATTTCTCCATGTTTTTTAATAAAATTTTCTAATGTAAGAGCTTTTTTTTTATTTGTCTCAATATATTTTTTCTTACCATATTCCTCACCATACTTTTTAATAAAATCATCAAGTCTAGACGTTGTTTGTCTTTTTTTTAATAATTCTTTCGCTTCTTTTTCAGTATAACCTTTATCTGTATAAAAATCTAATCTAGTATTTATAGATCTATTATTAAATTTTGAATTTGGATCATCTTTATATTTTTGCTTAACTATACAGTTGTTTCTAAATTCATCATATTTTTTCCTTCCCTCTTCTTCACCATGCCTTCTTATAAAATTATCCAAACTTCCCGACACATCTTGTGTCCATTTATTATACACTTCTTCTCCCTTTTTTTCTCCATGTTTTTTTATACAATTTTCTAGTGACATTCCATATCTTCTATTTCCCCTTTTTTCTTCAAATTTTATTTTTCCTTCTTCTTCTCCAAATTTTAAAATATATTTTTCCAAAGAAAATGTTCTAGAAAACTTCCAATATTCTTCAATTGCTTCCTCTTCAGGAAATTTTTTTATTAATTCTTCCCATTTTGTCGGATACAATTCTTTGTTTATTTTTCTTTTTTTCATAACAATAGCTTTTAGTATAAATAGTTTAAAAAAAACTAAAAGCTATTGTTATTTAAAATTTATTCCAATTTAACTATTTTGTCTCCTATTTTTAATTGTTCTGAAGATTTCCAAACAGCTTTATCTTTATCCTTTAGCACTAAAAATCTGTGTGGTTTAGATGTTATCGTTTGATGACCATCATCAAAAATTAATTTATATCCGTCTGTCATACCATTCCAATAAAGTTTTTTAATTTTATTATATTCTCCATTTATATCACAAACTTCTATACCATCTTCTATATCAAACCAAATATTTCTTTTATAAGTTAAATCTTCTATATCTACACCATTTATTTCAAATAACTCTCTCATTGAAATTGTGCCCCTATCTGTTTTAATTTTTTCATTCTCTCCTAAACACCCTGTAGGCGCAACAGTTAACAATGCAATATTCCTCCTTCCATACTTCATCATGTCATCATAAAGTCCTCTATCTTCCTTTTTAATTCTATTTAAAAAAGGATTATCTACTTCTCTTTTAGCATCCCAAATTTCAAATGCACCTCTTTGTTTTGCCATCTCTACAGATGAATGATAGGCTTCCAATTTTAAAATTTTATGTACATTTACTGAAAATTCTGTTGCCTCCTTTGTTCCATAAGTCAAATTCATCGCTGCAATCATATCACCCTCTGCTGTAATTCCAAGACCTGTTCTTCTTGTTTTAAGAAAGTTTTTTTGTATGTTAATCCAAAGATTTTTTTCTATTTGCTTTACAATTTTATCTTCTGGATCTTTATCAATTTTTCTTAATATATTATCCACTTTTTCTAATTCCAGATCAAGCAAATCATCCATCATTTTTTGAGCAATTCTCACATGTTTTTTAAACAAATCAAAATTAAACTTTGCTTTTTTAGAAAAGGGATTTATTACATATGAAAATAAATTAATAGATTGTAGCATGCATGCTCCTCCAGAAGGCAGAATAATTTCACCACACGGATTAACACTTAATGTTTTAAACCCCATGTCAGCATAACAATCAGACACAGATTCTTCAATTATTTTACTCCAAAAAAGAACTCCTGGTTCTGCTGATTTCCACGCATTATGAATAATTTTTTTCCACAATGCACTTGCATCAATTTCTTTTTTAATTTTGGGATTATCCGAGTCTACAGGAAATTGCTGTGTGTAAAGTTTGTTTCCAAGTGCTGCTTTCATAAAATCATCATGAAGTTTTACAGATACATTTGCACCTGTAATTTTTCCATCTTCCATTTTTGCATCTATGAATTTTTCGGCATCAGGATGTTTTATTGAAACACTGAGCATGAGTGCTCCCCTTCTTCCACTGTTATGAACATAAAAACCTTCACAGTAAAACAAATGTTCTTTTTCTAATTTTAAATCATAAGTTTCTTCTACACCATCTTTAAAAAAACTAATTAAATCATCAGCAATCAAATCTTCAAATTCTCGCTTACCAGGTATTAACATAATTTTCTCACCTAGTTTAAAATCTTTTATTCTTTTTTCTTTCAAATCTTCGTCTAAAAATATATGATCCTCCGAAGTTCTAATAGAGTGTCCTCTTGAAGTAGTGGTTTTAAATATTTGTTTTTTGCCATTTTTAAAAACATCTTCAACTTTAATCCATCCTATTTTTGTCCAAACACTTTCGCCAATTTTAATATCTTCTATGCATTTTAACCCATTTTTAGTTAAAACTTTTTCTCCTTTTGCAATACATTGAGCCACTTCCCTTGTAGAATTTGAATATCTCTCCATAAAAGGAACAATTCCAGTTGATGTTAATGCACTATTTTTTACAGGACTTCCCTCTGGTCGAATATGTGAAAGATCATGACCCACCCCCCCCCGTCTTTTCATAAGTTGCACTTGTTCTTGATCAATTTTTAATATTCCGCCATAAGAATCTGAATTGCCTTTTTCACCAATAACAAAACAATTTGATAAAGAGGCTACTTGAAGATTATTTCCAACTCCTGTCATAGAACCTCCTGCTGGGATTATATATTTAAAATCTTTTAATACTTCAAATATTTCATCTTCTGATAAGGGGTTTGGATAATTTTTTTCAACTCTTGCAATTTCACTTGCAATTCGCCTATGCATATCATCAGGTGTCAACTCATAATAATTTTCAAATGAATCTTTAAGAGCATATTTTCTAGTCCATACTTCAGCAGCCAATAAATCCCCATTAAAATATTCAATTGATTTTTCTAATACTTCTTCTTTTGTGTATACTTTTTTTTCTTCCATATTTTAATTATTTTTTGATTTTTCTATATATTTAAGCGCTTCATCATTATTTTGTACACCAGTTCCCCTTTTTGGAGGTGCGCCAGGAACTATAACTCCACTTGTTTGAGGTGGCACTATTTTAATATCGATTGTATCTGTGTTAAATATAGCATCTAAATAAAATCCGTCTGGACCTATCCTACTTTTTAAAATTCCTATTATGGCTCTATGTTCTCCTCTTATATTATTTGGTCTTGCAACACCTATTACTATATCTGATATTTGTGCTTTACCTAAAGATTCTCCAATTGTACTAAGTCCAAATTTTTCTTTATCCATAGCTTCTCGATTCGTTTGCGAAGCGGTCCAGACAGGAATTTGTAATTCTCCAGCAAAACCTCTAAGTGCTTCATATATACTTGTTAATTCATGACGTTTATCAGTATATGAAACAGTAGGTTTTAACAAATCAGCATAATCAACAAAAATTACATCTGGCACAAAATCTTCTGTTGTCATAAGTGAGTGTACATCTGAATATAAAGTATCTATGCTTACTTTTTTTGTTGGAAAATCTTTTATAACAAGATCAGAACCGTTTAAACTAAGTTTATCTAACTCTTCCTCAATATAATTTGGGAAATGCCATACAAAATCTTGAGGAATCTTTCCTATACAGGAATCAAATCTTTGTCCTATAACATTTTCAGATAATTCAAAACTATAATATAAAACTTTTTTACCTGCCATAAGAGCTTCAACCGCAAATCTAACTAATGCCATGGATTTTCCTCCACCAGTAGGGGCCAATACAACTCCTAATTCTCCTGCGGCTAGTCCACCATTCATTCTCTCACTCAAACCTTTTAATGTAGGTATAGGAGTTCTAAAGTCTTTAACAAGTCTTTTTCTAATTTCTTTAAAGTATTTATGACCAACTTCCCTTGAATCTCCTGCTCTCAAAGATTCTTCAAGAGTTAGTTTCATAGATTCATAATTATTAGTTTTCCAGTCTTTAGCTATTTTAAGTATAGCATTTCTTATACTTCTAGACTTAAAATATTCAGAGCAATGATCTTTTACAGGTTGAAAATGTGAATAGGGAAGTTCCATTTTTTCTATCTTCTCAATAACACCAATAAGGTGTTCTCTATTCATTCCCTTTTCTTTTGATTTTATTATTCTTTTTAATTCTTCATAATCAGGAGTAAAACTATATTTTTTATAATACTGCATTTGATAATTGAGGATTATTTTTTGATAACTATCAAAATAATCTACAAACACCACATCTACAATTTGTTCCACGAAACCCTTATTGTCTTCTGTGAAAACTTTCAAAAATTTGTTTTGAAAATTAGTATCAAAGGTCTCAATCTCTTCGTTTTCAAAAAATGTTATTGTGTTATTTATACTTTCATCTGTCATTTAAACTTGTTCTGTTTTGATTGTGTTTTTTAATTGTTGTGTATATTCTTTTTCTTTATTCATAATAGTAAAAAAGACTGAGAAAAAATAATCTATTAAATTTTCTCCTATGATATTAGTAAATCCCTCTTTTGCAAAATTTATCATTGCTTTATTTATATCCCCGTTACCATTAAATTCTTCATATGCTAATTTATAAACTCCAGTGAGTGCCTCTTCGTTCATAAATGGCTTTTTTAAATTCATTAATTCTGCATTTCGATAAAGCTCACTTCTACAACCAATTATTTTATCATATACTTTTAATTTGCTTTTTTCTTTTTGTTCATAGCACTCTTCTACTAGTGATTTATAGGTATATCTCTGATTTGCTATATTTGGGAAATATTTTATAAGAGTTTTTTCAGTGATCCCTTTTACCCCCTCTATTTTATCAGAAGAATCTCCATTGAAACATTTGAACATTAATTCATTTTCATGTGTATACCCAAACACGTCTTTAAAGTTTTTTGTTGTGATCATTGTGTAGTTATCAGGAGATAAAACTGCAACATCTTCAGATACCAATTGCATAAAATCTTTGTCTCTACTGTAAATTATCACTTCTTCATTTGATCTTTTCCCTAAAATATATGATGCTATTAAATCATCTGCCTCTATAAAATCTACTTCTAATTGACGTACATATAAATTCTCAAGATATTCTCTTATTCTAATTTTTTGTTTTAGAATTTCTCTAATAAGGCTAATTGTTTTTCCCAGCTTTTTGGGATCTCCTGGACCATTGGAAATAATCACTCCGTCTACTTCCTGCAAAGAAAAACCCGCTTGTTTTAAGCGGGTGGAAAAAGGATTTATGTCCCAGGGGATGCGA